CAAAGGTTGTTTTACCGACCAGAACCGTTTTGTATAAGCTTGTCAGGTAGCTCTCAACTTCATTAACATTAAATCCGTAAATTTTCATTGCCTGGGCGCTACCGGCCACCGTGTTGGTGAAGTCGGCCTGCATTACTTTGGCGAATGTACCGGTTTGGCTTACTATATTATCAACTACGGCTCCATACTTACCTGTAATTGACTGAACATCATAAAAGCCTCGGCTTGTTAGTAATGGGTCAAAGCCATTGTAATAGCTCGAGTTAAGCACCCGGCTTTTCAGGTCGCTCATTTGCTGTCCGGTTTTATCCAGGTTAAGGTTCTCAAGCTGCCTGAACTCGTTATTAAACTCTGCCGCCTGGTTCTTGGCGTAGTTTAGCCCGGCGCCTAAAGCTGCTAATCCGGCAGCTGCAATGGTAATTGGGTTGGTGAGCATGGAGAGCCCCCGGTTTAGTATTGGTATTTCGCTGGAGGCATCTTTCAGTTGGGCGTTCATGCCCGCCGTTTTACTCGAAACTCCGCCCAGCGTCCTTTCTGTTTTGGCGCCGGCGGAGTTCACCGATTCAAGGGTACTTACCAGGCCGCCGTCTTTTCCATAAAGTTTGTATGTTAAATCTCTCTGGTTCACGTGCGTCCGGTTTTTATGTTTTTGTTTGTTTTATATGATCCCTAATTTTTTGAGGCCGTCCAGGCTTTCCTTTTTTTCGGTTGTCCGCACCCAGATTAAGTCGTTCCACATCATTGCCCAGGTGTCGTCGTCCATCTCGTCTATTTCGGCCTGGCTCATCCGGTAGTAGTATCGCAGCTGCGCGTTTATCTTCCGTATGTGGCTGGTATCGGCCCGTACCTGCCAGGCCTCTACAACTTTTTTATGCTGCTGTCTTTGTAGGTGATTATCTCGCCCAACTGTGCCGAAGCCGAAAGGAAGTATTCGTCTTCCGTAATCATTTCCTTGTTTCCGGCAAGCCAGCAGCCTTCCAAAAGTATCTCGTTGAACTTGCTGTCTGCCTTTTTACTTCCGGCCCTGGCGGCATCAAGTATCTGCCTTGTAGGAGGGTGCAAAAAGCATTTCTTATCTTCTACCTCAATCAGGTAAACTTCTTTGTACTCTTTTTTGTACTGCTCAATTTCATCGGCAGTAAGGTCAACCTTCGTATTCTGGGCAAATGGGATTTTCTTCATATAATTTACTTAATTAGATTGCCAATTGTGGAATTCCGGTTACGAGCGCCAGCTCAATAGTCATGTGGTCGTCTTCGGTACCCATGCCTTTTTCCCAATCGCTTACGCGGCAAAATGGTACAAGGTCGGTAGTGGGTGCTCCTCCCAGTGGGGCATAGCTCACCGTCATGGTGAAGGGTGCCCAGTCGGTTGGGTCGAGCCCGGCGGGTGTTGCCTGTACAAGCCTTTCAAACTCGCTTTGCAGCAATACCAGCTTACCCGGTTTGGCGTCTTTTTTGCCACGGCCCATTGCCACCGGTGTGTTGGTGCGGCCGTGTATGTTGCTGTGCTGCTTGGTAGCGCCGTAGCGCACGTCAACAAAGCCAATTAGCGAGATGCCGTTGATAACACATTGCATGTCTTCAAAGGCGTATTCATTTCCGTTGATCATCGTTTTATGCTGATTGCGGGTTCGAAAAACCCAGGTTAACAACAATTTCTTTTGCAAGCCCCATCGGGACTATGGTGAGCTGCACCTCTATTTTATCGGTGCTCAGTACGTTCTGGCCGGCATCAACATACACACCGCACCCAGAAATTTCCTGGTTGGCCAGCATGTTGGTTTCAATCATTTTTTTGCCACGCTCCTGGAAGTTTTTAACCACGCCCACTGTAAGCTTGCCGGTGGTGGCGTCCACTTCAATTTCGTCAAGCAAATCGTCAAGGTAAACCTCGCGGATCAGCCTTGCGGCTTTGTCAATTACGCGGCCACGCTGCATATAGCTGTAGTCGTCGTCAATGGGGCAGGCGGCATGTCCCATGTTAAAATAATAGCCAGCTTTTCCGGTGTGCTGCCACAGGAACATATAGCCTTTGGCATCAATTGCCACCAGGTCGGTTTCGTCGTAGGCACTCAGCAGGCTTCCGTCGCTCAGCCCTACATTGCTCACCGCCATTGCTCCGTCTCTTACTCTGCCCGGGTCGCGTTGTACCGGTATTCCGGCATACCTTCCCAGCGCAAAGCCTACATTGGCATAAGCGCCATATTTGGCATCGGCAGCCGAAACTACCGTGTCAGCCGAAAGCACTATAGCAACCCTGTTGGCGTTGGGGCCCGTGGCCTCGTCGCGCAGGTCGAGCAAGTCTCCGGGAGTTCCCTGGAAGTCTCTTCCTTCAATGAGAAATGAAACCGGGCGGAATTTTGCGAAGGATTCAACAAACAAAGCCTGTGCTTTTACGGCAGCTGCTGTAGCGTCGTCGTCAAGCCCGTCAACCACGGTGGCAGCATATCCCGCATCAGGAACGCGTGTAATTCCCACCAACCTTACTTTGCCGTTGGCCACCTCAAGCAGCTTGGCGGCATAAGCCTTTGTTTTGTCGCACATGTCCTCCATTGTAACTGTTTGGGCTACTGCCATCACATACAGCTCTACGCCGTTACCTGCAGCCGTATAGAAGTCAACAATGTGGCGGTATGCCAGCAAGCTATTATCAGTATCGTAAGCAGCGTCAATGCCGTCGGCATTGGCATCTTCTGGTTTGAGGTATGGCCCGAGCACATCGCCCAGAGCAAACTTGCCGGCAACTGCCACTCCGGAAACTATTAAGGCGGCCACTCCATCATTTGAGCTCACGGCCCGTCCAAGGTTCCCGTTGGTTAAATTTATATTTACGTTTGGTCGCGACATGGCTTATTTCTTTTTTGCGGTTTTAGAACTTGGTTTTGCAGGAGCTTTTTCTGGTTTTAGCTCCGGTTTTTCTTCCTCGGCTTCGGCAGATTCAGCGGTTTCATTTACTTCCTCAGCGGCACTATCGGCTTCACCTACTTCCTCAGCCTTTGCAGCTTCAGCAGCAATTTCTTCAGGAGTTTCACCTGGCTTGCCGTCTTCACCCAGCGCACCGTCAGCGGCTTCACGTTTCAGTGCCTGGCCTTTGTCGGTTTCGGCTGGTGCTTCCTTCACCTTGGCAGGGTTAGCCACGGCATGCCACTTTTGCTTTGTTTTCAAAGCATGGTCAATGGCAGGAGATTTCTGTAAAAACACATTGCCGTCTTCCGTGCAATATAGCTCGGTTCGGTCGGGGTAAAGCTCAAAATAGTGTTCTACTATTTTCTGAAGTTCTTTTTTCATTTCGGTGTATTTTGAATGTTTTTAAAATTCGTGCTTTCGGAAATATTCTGAAGCAATTTTGGCGCAAACGATGCTATAAGCAAGGTTATAGTTGTCAGAAAATCGGGTGTGTGGTTTTCATTAACCACAGTCATGTAACCAATTACCATAAATGAATAAAACATGGTAATGAACATTTGAAGGCGAATGCTACTTTTCACGCCTTCTTCTTCCTCAAAAAATCCTGATTTTTTCATTATATAAATTTTATCAGTTTAATCCAGTACTTTTTAGTGGCCATGATTACAATGCCGGTCACAAGCCCTATCAAAAGCCATTTCAACCAGGCGAAAATTCCCGCCTTTTTAATGTCTTCCTTTGTTGTGCTTTGGCTTTGGTGGGTTGTGTTCGCCACAAACTGGGCTTCATAATAGTTTTTCCAGTAAACTTTTATAGAATCAGCGTTCACCCTGCTTTCAACCCGCAGAATTTTATCTTTAAAAACCACTTTGGTTTGCACTTTTCTACCGTTTTCCATCCTGGTAATCTGGCGGATAAATGCCTGGTTGTTCGAGTCGCATTCAATCATCGCTTCGAACATAGAGCTGTCGGCAAGCAGGTGGATAACGGTGTCCTGGATAGTTTCCCTGGTAATAATGTGGGTAGTATCTACAACAGCTGACTGGGTGTGCTCAGTGGTGGTAACGGTTCTCTTCGCCGTGCAGCTGAAGAGCGCTATTAAAATGAATATGTAGAATACCTGTTTCATTATCTTACTTTTATTTCAACTCCTCTTAGGCGGGTTCCGTGGTCGTTTAGCCTTACTTCATGCAAGTCAACCCTGCCGTTTAAGTTTTTTATTGCCTCGTTTTGTGTGGAAAAAGACCTGGAGAGCTCCTGTGTTGAGTTGATCAGCTCTTTAAAGTTATCGTCAACTTTGTTTGCAAAGCTTTGGAATCCCCACCAAATCATCACAAGCAGTAGGGCTATCAATCCCCGGTATGTCCACCTTTCAAATTCAGTCATTGGTTTTTTCATTTTTTTGGGTTGCCCTATGGCCCCGGGAAATCTTCCCAGGGCTTTCAGGCGTGCTCAACAAATCGCGGTACTAAAGTTTTGTAGCGGCGGGTGGATTCGAACCACCGGCCTCAAGGGTATGAACCTTGCGGGCTGACCTCTGCCCTACGCCGCAAGTCTTCTACACCTTGGTGCTAACAATAGCCCCAAATCCGGTGTTTTTCTTTGGAAGGCAAACATGGTAAACCCTGAAGCCAATCTCGCTCTGGCGATATTTAGGGTCAGTTTTTGCCTCTGCATGGTACATGGTAATATCGCCACGTGCCTGGACGGCGCGCTTGTTGTAATAAACCACTGATGTTTGCAAATCGTCTGCGGCACTTGCGGCGGCACCAAATACTTTCTTCTGGCCTGTGGTATCAGAGAAAAGCGGGTTGCTTACAAACTGGCTGATCATAAAGCCATAAAGGTTCAGAATCTGGCCGGTGGTAATGTTTTGGAATTGCTTCTGAAACACCTCACTTACCAAAAGCAAGTCTTCAACATGCTGGTTGCAAAGTACCAGCTCGCGGTTTTCCTGTGGAATTTTCAAGTCGTCAAGATATTTTTTCATCTTGATCAGGTCGGCAATAGTCAGGCGTTTTCTTGGGTTGGTATACCCGTTGCTTGAGCCGGTTGTCATCACCACCGGTGTGTCGGCAGTTCCAACAAGCGGGCAAAGGCTGTGGATAGCTTTTTCGGCCGTTCTTTCTTCAAGCACTTCGCGGTGCTGCTCAATTACCGAGCCTGGCTTATCGTAAGGCAGCGCATACAACTCATCATCAGTTATAATTGTATTTTCAGTGTCAAACTTGTCTAGGCTAATGGCTATATCTGCGTCCGTCCGCTGGGCCGATGCTATCGGGTATGTGGTATTGTTTATCAACACAGCCGGGTCAGCCCCAATGTCAACCATTCGGATAACATTTTTATTTACAAACTCGTTTCTGCTGCCAATACGGCTCAGGAAGCTATGCTCGTGCCTGAACTTCTTAATCAGCTCGCCAGTCCAAAGTTCAACCTGAAGGGCCATAAATGATGCGCCCGCCGGTTTGGGTACCATAGACAAAACGATAGAAATGCCTATCATACCAAAAAAGGTGTAGGCCGGGGGAATCCCCAGGTAGGTTTGCAATGCAAATGCCATCAGGGCGCTCAGCAGCAATACGGTCAAAAATCGGGTAATTGGTTTCATGTCCTTTTTTTTTATTGTTTTTGTTTCGTGTAAGTTCTTTTAAAAGGTCTTTTCGTTTGGCTCCTTATTTTTCCATTTCAGGCTCAACGCCATACTCAGCTTTGTACAACATAATGTAGTCAGCAGGTTTTTCGGCTTTAAACTTTTCAAGTTCTTTCATACCTTTTTCCTTCAGCTTGGCGAAGGTTAGGGTTTTGTCTTCCTCTCCGGGTGTGGCTCCGGCTTCAGGTTTAATAATGTTGCCCGGCTTAATAGCATTGGGCATCAGGTCGAGTACACTTTTCAGCGCGTCAATTCCCGAAGTTTTTCCCAAAGTGATAAAGGTTTCACGCTTGTCTGCGGTAAACTTTTTATCCACATGGGCATCAACCAGCGTAATGATGGCGGCTTCCTTCTGGTCGCCAACTTCCTTACTCAGGTCGTTATACTTTTTTTCAAAGTCGGTGGCATTTTTAGCCAAAGTGATTTTTCCTGTTAAGGCTTGAATCACATTTTCCTCGGCTGCATTGGAGTCTAACCCCAGCATGGTTGCAACCTTCTGTTGAAATTCATTCATCTTATTTTTTTGATTTTGGTGTTGATTTACAAATGGGATTATCGTGTCAATTTCGCCTTTCGACAGCCTTACCAGGTTATCGTTATAAAGGCGCAGCGCATTATCGTTCGATCCAATGTCAACAATGGATATTTCCTCCAGGCTGCTTTTAACCAGCGTAACCCGCTTTTGGTTATCAAGCAGGTATTTCGGGTCTTCCGAAATGGTTAAGGGTTCCAGCCCTGGGCTGCACATATTAATAAAGCCGCGGGCTACTTTTCCCTCTATTTTTTTGGCGAATTCGTCTTCCTGGTCAAACTCAATATCTGCCTTTAACTGCCCGTCTTCTTTCCAAAGCTTCACGGCCTTACCTATCGGCAGGGCATCGGTGTCTGAATTCTTATCGCTCCATTGTTGTGGCCTTTTGTGGTACCACAGCACAATCGGGTTTCTTTTGTACTGCTTGATGTCAATGCCGGCAGTCATTACCCGCATTCCCAGGCTGTTTACGTTGTTTTCGTCAGAAACTACAAATGTGTGCGTGGCCATTGTTCATGATTGATTTGATTGCAAAAATGTAGGCTTAAATTTTCATTTGCAAATTGTAATTTGTTTACTGTCATTCATTTAACGCCTACTATCTAAATAATTACTTTAAATAAAATGTAATTATAATATGAAGGGCCGGTTTTTGATATTTGCAAAAAACAAAAACACATGGCGCGCAAAAGTGAAAGCAAAAAGGAATTGGCCTATCTGCTGTATATGCAGAATATTTCGAATGTCGAAATAATGGAGCGCGTGGGTATTGGCTCAAATAAAACCATTAGCTCGTGGATACAGGCCGGCGGCTGGAAGGAGAAGAGGGCCGCAAAAACCATTAGCCGCACCGAGCTGATCAACAAAACGCTGGGAAAGATTAACGAGCTGCTTGAGAGTGAAAGCTTCGAAGCGGATAAGCTTTCAAAGCTTGCCGCCCTGGTTCAAAACCTTGACAGGCAGAATTCGCCAATAGTGGTTATGGACGTGTTTATGGACTTTGGCCGCTGGCTCCAGGCGCTCTCCCAAACCAACCGCGAGGTAACGGTTGACCTCATTAAAAAAGTGAACCATTACCAGGATTTATACATTACTCAAAAGCTGAATACTTAAAGCCATGAACCCCTCGCGCAAACATGCCGACTGGAAAGAGTGGTGCCGCATTGTGCAAAGCTCCACTTCGGCCAACATTATTGAAAACGAAGCCGACAGGAGCCGCAGAATTAGCCGGGCTAAAAAAGACTATAACTTTTTTGTCAATTACTACTTCGCGCATTATGCTACCGACCCCTGCGCCGATTTCCACATCCGAGAAGCGACAAAAGTAAAAGCCGACCCCAATTTCTTTGGCGTTTGGGAGTGGCCACGCGAGCACGCCAAATCAGTCCACGCCGATATCATCGTCCCACTATGGCTGATGATTGACGGGCAGCTGAGCGGCATGGTGATGATTGGTAAAAACAACGACGATGCCTGCGACCTGCTCAGCGATGTACAGGCTGAGCTCCAGTTTAATGAAAAGTTTAAAGCCGATTATGGGCAGCAGGTTAAAATGGGCTCCTGGGAAGACGGCGATTTTACTACCAGCGATGGTATCCAGTTCCTGGCTCTTGGCCGCGGGCAATCGCCCAGGGGAATCAGGAACCGAGAAAAGAGGCCCAATTATGTTGTAGTTGACGACCTTGACGATGACGAAATTGTTAACAATACCGACAGGGTTGACCGAGTAATTGACTGGCTGCTGGGCTCACTATATGGCGCAATGGATATTCGCCAAAGCCGCTTCCTGATGATTGGAAACCGCATTCACCCCAAATCTATTCTGGCACATGTGGTGGGCGATGTTGACAACAAGCCCAAACGCAAGGGCCTGCACCACTCCAAGGTAATGGCCACAGCCGACGGCACTTTCACTGGCCCGCCGGTATGGCCTGAAAAATATACAAGCGCACAGCTTCAGCAGCGTTTTGAACGCATGGGCTACTACATGGCACTGAGGGAATATTTCCACAAAGCCATTGTGAAAGGAAAGGTTTTTAAGGCCGAATGGATACACTGGGGCCGTGTGCCGTCATTGAGAGACATGGACGATATAATCGCCTATTTCGACCCCAGCTACAAACCCAAAACCACCAACGACTTTAAAGCCATAAAGGTTTGGGGTAAAAAAGGCATCAAGCTGTATAATATTGACGCCTTCTGCAAACAAACTACTATCACCGAGGCCATCAAGTGGTTGTTCGACTTTCACGAGTCGCTTCCGGAAGATGTGGTGTGCGAATACTGGATGGAGGAAGTTTTTCTCCAGGATATGTTTTTCGAAGATTTTGAAACCGAGGCAAGGCTCAGGGGCTACTATTTACCCATCAGGGGCGACAACCGGAAAAAACCTGATAAAAATGCGCGTATCCAGGCTATTTCTCCATTTTGGGAACGTGGCCTGGTAACTTACGATATCAAGCAAAAAAACAACTACCATATGCTCACGGCAATTGAGCAAACACTCGGGTTTCAAAAAGGCGCCGCCATTCACGATGACGGGCCCGATGCCGACGAGGGAGCCATTTGGAAGCTGCAACGCCTCAGCCACATGAGCGAGTTTCCGGGAAAGACCGGCCGCCGGCATAGAGGAAGCAAAAAAGGGTATTAACCAAAAATATTAAAAGCCATGTTTTTAACTGAAGACGATTATAAGTTCCTGATTACAGATGATGACCGCGACGTGGTTGAGCAAAGTGAGGAAACCAACCGCACCAAAGCTGAAGCCTCAGCAATTGCCTATTTCAAGGGCTACCTGCGCGGCCGCTACGATGTTGAGGCCCTGTTTGCCCTCACCGGCGACAACAGGCCGGCCGAGCTCGTCCTCTTCCTGATGGACGAAGTGCTTTATACATTGCACAGTACCCTACCGGGAAATATGGTACCAGAAATAAGGCAGCTCCGCAAAGAGAACCTGGACAAGTGGCTGCTGAACATTCAGAAAGGAATAGTGCAGCCCGACTTTGGGTTGATAACCGACGAAGACGGGAATACCGACCTGGGTAACCCGGTGAAATATGGCGGCAATAAAAAACTGGGCTCAACCTGGTAAAACGATATTTTAACAGCATTTAAAAACCATTAAAATGGGCATTTTTGATATTTTTAAGACAAAGGAAGTTTTCGGCGATATGCGCACCCACCCGAACCGGGTGAAGCTGGCCGGCGAAATTCTGAAAAAGAAAAACGTAATTATCGAGCTGAAGGTGCAAAGCCAGCAGCTGGCACAAAACGAAATTTCCGACTGGCGCAAGGCTAACCAATACGCGCTCAACTTTGAGAACCCGCGCCGCTACCAGCTGTATGGCATTTATTACGATGCCATGCTCGACAACCACTTGCTGGGTGCTATCCGCAACCGCAAGCTGAAGGTAATGCGAACCAACTTTAAGCTGGTTGACAAAAATGGCAAGGAAAACCCGGAGATTACTTTACTCCTGAAGACTAAGTGGTTTAAGAAGTTTATGGCCCTTAGCCTCGATTCAATTTATTGGGGCCACTCGCTCATCGAGTTTGGCGATATTATCCGCGACGAACAAAAGATGCGCTTTACTGACGTGAAGCTCGTCCCCAGGCGCCATGTCATTCCTGAATTTCATGTTATCATCAAGGAGGTAAACGACGAGCCAAAGAAGGGTGTTGACTTTCTTACTCCGCCAATTTCAGACTGGTGCATACCGGTTGGCGAACCTGACGACCTCGGGCTGCTGTTGGCAGTTGCAAAAGATACTATTTCAAAAAAATACGCCCTCCAGTTCTGGGATCAGTTTGCAGAATTATTTGGCATGCCAATCCGGATTGGAAAATCGTCAAGCCGAAACAAAGCCGACCTTGACAAAATTGAGGATATGCTCGACGAAATGGGCTCGGCCGCCTGGGGGCTCTTCCCGGAAGGAACCGAGATTGAAATCAAAGAAAGCTCACGCGGCGATGCCTTCAACGTGTACGACCAGCGCGTGGAACGGGCTAACTCCGAAATGTCGAAAGCAGTACTCGGGCAAACTATGACAATGGACGACGGCTCCTCCAAGAGCCAGGCAACTGTCCACGCCGATGTAGCCGACGAAATTGCCGAAGCCGACGCCGATATGCTTAAAGATGTGGTGAACGACAGCCTTTTGCCATTTTTGGTAAAACATGGCTTCCC